CTCAGGTTGACCGTCATTTTGGCCAGCGTTTTGTCGGTCTCAAAGTACGGCTGTCCCTTGTGATCAAGACAACGCCGTTCAAACGAGTCACCTCCGCTCGCTTTGTATGGGAAAAATACGTTGATCCAGCCAAAGCCACAGTACTCGCCGCCGCTGCCTTGGACATCGATGTCGCGATACATGTGTTGCCAAAATGTAGCGTTTGAATCATCGCCCGACGCCAATAGAACAAATTGATCGAGCACTGGAAGCAATTCGACTGACCACCAATCCAAAGACAATTTGTTGCACAATTGACACGCGCGATCGCGCAACGCCGACCACTCGGACTTTTTTCCAAGTAGATGTACAGCGGTAATTCCACACATTGTGCGTACGCGGTACTTGAAATACTTTTTCAGCGAGTCCATCATGGCGACAGTGAAGCATATAGCCTCCACTTGACTGCCGCTGGCGTACGGATTGGTCATTGTCGACACAAGCGTTTTGTCTTTGACGTTTTCAGACAATTTGTTGACAAAAAGCGGAAAAGCCTCGGACCAGAGGTCGGCACTGTTGCCCCCTGAGCCGCGCAGACGATCCATGAGCACAATAAGAGTCTTCTGGCCGTCGTGGTTGACAAACACGTCGCGCAACGATTCGGCGTTTTCGTTGACGTGGATCGACACCGCCTGCAGAATCAGCGTCCAGATGTGTGATGGTGCTAGTGCGATCGGCAACTCGTCGGCGAACGCTTTGTGCACCGTCGACAGAAAACCATTGCCGCAAACTGGTGCATCGGTTAACGAATGATCGACGGTGCGATCGCCGACGACTTCGAACGTCTCGCCAACGTCCAGAAAGGTGGCAGTCAATTGCTGGCGATCGACCGCTTTCGTTTCGGCTTTCTTGTCGTGCTTTCCACTGCTCGATTCCGTGTTCGGATCGGCTTTTTGAGTGGCGCCTTTGCCGTTGGTCGATAGATTGATAGATGCACAAACGCTCATCATTAAAATGTCGTCTTTTTGGTATTTTTGTGTTTTTCGAGTGCCTCTTTTTGCGTTTTTTTTAATGGTTTCATTTTGGCAGCGTCAAATCCAGTTGCACGCGCGCTCCTGACGCTTTTTCACCAGATCCATGCAACGCTTCGCGTACATCTGGTGGTATTGGCAGCGTGGACGGTCCGACTGTCAACTCTCGCCTGAATGTTTTTTACCTGATAAAAAAAACAAATCGGACTGTTTACTGATATAAAATCTGCATTGTTATGCGACGCGATACACTCGCTCCATGGCGTCGAAAAGTGCTGCAAGCCGGTCCGCATGGATCTGCGCGAACTGGATATTCGGCATGTGCGTGCGGCTCATGTCGCCGTCTGAGGCCACAAGCAATCAACGGTTATGCGCGGCGTTATAGTTTAGGAAAGCATTCGCGTGTACAGGAGTCTCGTCGGCGGCAACTTTCCCGAACACAATCTATCAGTGCATCTGCTAAGCCAAAATCTGTGCCGAACATGGCAAATCGAGCAACAAGTAATACTGCCAACCCCATCGATGCTAGACTGGAACGACACAATTTGCAACGCGAACCCACACCCGGTGACGGCAATTGTTTTTTTCACGCAGTGCACAGTTTACTGGCACGGAATAAGATTCAGTCATACGAGCCGACGCAATCTGATGCGCATGTTTTGCGGCAAAGCGTATGCGATTTCGTCGTGCGCAACTATCCCCTGTTTCAACAAGCAATCGATTGTGAGTATGGCACCTTGCAACACTTTTTGAACGTGATGCGCCGTTCCGGCACGCATGCGGACGGCAACATGGCAAACATCATTTGTCTCATGTTTGATGTCAATCTGCACATCCACACAGAGCAAGGCGTTTTCGAAGCACATCCGGACTCGGATCTACAAGAAAACGTTCCGAAACGTGCCGTGCTGCACTTGGTGTATTCCAATTCGCATTGGGAAGCTACTTGCCCCATCGTGGCATCTGGGTGCTAGTTGACTTTTACTTTATTCTTGTGTGTAGTTCATCAGCAATTCATGGCCTTTTCGGACTTGGCAAGTAGTTACAGCTTCCATGTAATCGTGTTGAGGATTTGAAATTAACCGCACATTAGGCTTGTCGCTGTGATTGAGGAAAAAACTGACGTCCAAAGCATTTAATCCGTTCGCCGCCACGGGAAACTGTTTTTGTTTTTGTTCGTCAAGCGTTGGCAAGTGAAAGTCTCTAATCATTCGAGCAACCTCTGGCGGCAAGTCGACCAACTCGGATTCGCTGAGCCACACCACATTGTACGGCACGGGGCGCACTGTTTCAAAGATTTTTGTGTCTTTCGGTATGTTTCGAATTGCTATCACTCCAACTCCGTGCACCTTGGATCGACCAAGTCTGCACAAAACACTTGTACGAAGGTTGTGTAGCAATTTCTTTTTTTGTTGATCTATGCGCGACGTTGTCGATGCTTTGTCGGCGCATCTTCGTCGCTTTGCAGACGTGTTGCTGCCGCCACAGTTGTCTTTGTATCTTTTGGACATAATTTTTTGCGGCAGTCGCTTTTTGCCGATTCCATCACACACAACAAAAAATACTCATCCTATCAGGCGTGCATTCAAAAACACCATAATTTTACAAGACAGCACGTTGACTGCGCCTTCGGGAGCAATATTTTAGTGACACTTTTACTATCAGGTACAGCGCCACAAAATACCCCACAGTCTCGGCCAGCACCACAATAGAATGAAAGTCTTTTTCGATGATATCTGCGCACGCTTGTGGATGTTGCAGCCAAAATTGACTGTCATGGTTGGTCAGCGCAGCGCAAATGTCTGCCGCCGTTGCTCCTCGCCAAAAACCGTGACCGTAGAATCTAGGTCCGTAAAAGTAGAGTCGGCGCAGCGGGCCCAGCACCACTTTCGTGTATACCGTGCTGATTGTCTGTTGCAGAAGTGAAAAAAAATGTTGAAGCATGCTTTGGTAATTTTGGTATGACCTGTTTTCTATCCATCACATAAACACTAGATAAATGTCCGCAAATGGCAGTTTATTCTAGATCAACGGACAAGCATGGAAAGGCGGTGCGAACCCGCAACTACACAGGCGGGGTGCTTGGTATATTTTTTTGCGACTGCAGCGCGTATTGAAGCGCCGCTGAGCGGCTTGTTTCCACAGTTCGCAGGGCTGCGTCAATGTCGGTTTCGTTGAATACGTCTGCTCCAAGTTTGGCCACACGAGCATGTTTTGCGTACCAATATCGATGCATTTGTGCACTGCTGGTGTAATAGTCTGCCATCCAACCTCCGCAGATACGATACTGTGTCTGCCAGAGCACTAAGCGGGCAAAATAATGCAAGCAGCGGTCGAGCGGCGAAAAAATTGTTCCGTGTTTTTTTTCAGCTTCGCGATGCGACTCGAACACCACTTTCTGCGCAGCACATTTCACAGCGACTGCTCGTGCGTGCGCTTCGAACATCGCTGCTCTAGCTTGCCACAGTGTTTGCTGGGCCTTCTCGCTCTCTAAAACTTTTTGCCATCTGCGACAAGCGAAACGAGCGCCGCACAACAGAAACTGTGTAGGCAGACGATGGAACAATTGTAGGAGAATTTCATCGTCCTCTTCCTGACTGGACATTGTTTCTTTTCCGAGGGTGAACGCGCCAAAAGAAAAAAAACCAATTCATTGCACTTTGCGTTTTGGTGCCGTTGATCAGAGACAAAAGTGTTTGTCGCAATTGAAACACTGTACAAATACGGTTTCTGGTTCATCTGCACTGCGCGTTTGCATTTTGTAAAAATCAGTATTTTTGTCGTGACACTTTGGACACTCGATGCTGCCTTTTTTGGTGCGTTTGCGCGGTTCCAGTTTTTGGGACAAAATTTGCCGATACTGTTCACGCCACCTGCCAACGGCTGTTTGTTCGGCCAGAGTGCCGCTATCCAGAAAGCAGATAATTTCAACGGGCTCGTACCGTGCCAGCAGCACTGTGGCGTTTCTTTCTAAATTGGCAATCAAGTGTGCCAAATAGCGGTTGTAACAACCTCTATGCCAATGATAGAACTGCTCAAACAGGCTGCGTTCCAATGCATCGATTTTGCTGTCAACACAACGCAGTGCATCGACTGGCCCGGTGCTGCCACTTTGCTTCTGCAGGTTTTTTTCTACAGCAGTTTTCAACAGTTTTCGGGCTTTGTTCCTGGCCACAAGGCCGTCTGATTCGACGTATGTAAGTTCCAATTTTTCCGGCAATGCGGTTGCCAAATCGTCAGCTTCGGATACCATCTTGCGTTTTTTGCCAGCAACTATTTTCTTTGTGCTGGACGCTTTCCCGCGTATATTTTGACTTACACTGCCGACTGTTTGGCAAGCTATCCATTCTTGTACAAGAAAGCGCAGTGCAACAACTGTATCGCTTGTTTTTTCAGTGTCGTTTGCAGACTCTGAGAGATTGTCCATTGTCAAGCGGCACACCAATTGCGCAAAATGCTCTGCGTACTCTTGAGTTTTTTTTGTTTCAACAGAAAGCGCGCACCTTTGATTGTCAATTGTTTTTTTTTGCTCGCAGACTTCAGTAAAATCAAAACTCACAAAGTAAACCGACTTTTGTTTAACAATGCCGCTTCAACAACATCGATTGGCAACAGATGCCGATCCAAGACACCGTCCTTTTTTCAACATGGCTCTTGTTGCCTGGTCGGGCAAACTTATGAGCGAAGTCAAGCGCCTGGAAGCGCAATCGCCTGAATGCAAAAAGAATTACATGCTTCTGAAGGATGTCGTCAACAAATTGGTGAACCGTGCAAAGCAACTGAACATTGAGCGGGCGAGCGACAACGGCAAGACGACCTATGCAGAGCGTCTGCAGCGTATCGACGCTTTGACTTTGCAGAAACGTGCCTACAAGAAAGGTGCGCATCTGTTGTTTGCAGAGTTGATGCGGTTGATGTGTCGCGTGCGCGCCATGGTCCCGCAAGTGACGCGTATCACCGACCCAAACGAGGCTGCGGCACTACTTCATCAGTCTTTCACCGCGATGATTGACAGTAAGTCCGATGAGCGTAAGCAGTTGGACAAACAAAATATCAAGCTGCAGATCGGCTGCGGCAGTTCGGGCGAGGTATTTTTCGAAAAGCATCAGGTGCGCAATGGTGTCGAGAACATTGAAACGTACCTGTTTGCTGGGATCTTTTCGGACCTTTTCTGTGCTTACGTCAACAACTATGTTCTCAGCAAGCCGGACGGCGACGAAAATGCACAAAAGCACTTGGCAGCTTTGCTCGAGTTTTCTTCCATTCATCCGTGCGCAGAACACTCAGGCGTCTTTGACAGCGACAGTGAAAGCACCGAAGACGAAGACAAACAAGACGACGATGAAACAGAAGAAGACGACGATGAAACAGAAGAAGACGATGATGATCGAGATGACTGAATGGGCAAAAAGCGCACATACAAGTGGTCTGAATAAAGTCATTTCTGTTTCATTGTGTTCCAGGGATTTCGATTTCACTTGTGTTCGCCAAAGATGGTTTTTCTTCCGCTTGTGGCTGCGCGTTTAACAGCTGTTCAAATTGTTCGGGCGCATTGTTGCGCAACGCGTCGATAAAGGCAGTGAATTGCTTCGACACAAATTCAAGCGACTGAGCACTTTGGGACAGTGAAAGATAAGCCAGAGCAAATAGAGCGAGCACGTTGATCAACGATTCTGTAACACTGCTGGCAATTCGGACGGCAGGATATGCAAACAATGACACTGCGAGTGCACTCAACGCCTGCAGAGCGTGATTGGGCAGCACTACTTCAGTAATTTTTGTCTGAACATTTTTGAAGAGTTTGTTGTTTTGCACGGCAGGAACGAGAGATAGCCGTAGAAGCGCGCCTTTTGAAACGCGCTCCAAATTTCTCCATACGTAATAATACGCGGCAGTGGCATATAAGCAAATCCAAAAAATCATATACTCGATTGTTGTTTCTGTTTCTGTCAACACCGACACAAAAATACTATGGTTGTCTATTTATTCTACTCTAAAATCATGCGTGCATTCGTCGTAAACGGGGTGCGCACGCAGTCGGCGTTGGATATCGCGCAAAGCCACAAACACAGCTGGTCGCAATTGCAAGCAGACGCATACGACGTAGCTTAACATTATGAAAGTGGCCACAACCGCTTTGGCCAGTGCCAGATTGTGAAAAATTGCAAAGGCTTCACTTCCTTTCAGCAGGTGATTGTAGGCTAAAGCCGCCTGAGCAACGTTGCTGCCGCAGTAAATAGCCATCAATGCCGCTACAGCGGCACCGTAGCGCCGTGAAAAGTTGAGCATGGCACCATTAGCCAGATACTCAACCACAACGACGAAAATTTGTCCGACAATCAGAGGTGCCAAACTTGTTTCTTGACTGGCCTGAAGCATCAGTGCCGCAATGTACGCAACTGTAAAACGATTCAGACAGAACGCGGCTTTGAACGAAATAAAAACATGAAAGTGAACTTACAGCAGTATAAGTTACAGAAGTGTTGCAACACGGCAACAAGCAGCACTACTGTGAACTGACGCGCCGAAATCGAAACTTCATTTGTATCTGTCATTGGCTTTGTAGGTCGCAAATTTTCAAGTAGAATTCTCTTTTCCGAATTCAGGACGTTTGTGTCGGTCATTGGCTTTCCACGTCGCAAATTTTCAATGACAATTCGATTTTTCGAATTGAGGAGATGTTTTTTTTTTGGAAGCGCGTAAACTAGATCCAATCTTTACAATTTAATTTTGAACGTCCTTTCCACCATTGTCTTGTTGCATTAACGATGAAAAAAACTACACGCAACAAGCCAGAGTCGCCAAAAAAAAAATCTTCCTCATCTATGTTCACAACCACAGCGGATGATGGTCAGGAAGTTACGTCGGATTGGCTCGATCCGACCAAAGCTTTTGCAAAGCTGCTCGAGATGCGCAACAAATGTCTGGCAGCAGGCGATGGCGAAAAAAAATCTGACCGAATGGCGCCAGTTTTCAGTGTAGAAGGTCGCAACGGCACTCTGTCCGGCCGAGCGTGCGGACAGGCGACGCAGTTTTTCCAACAGTACGGCTTCGTTTGCCTGGCCACCGACGAAGACGAGACATTCGCCAAACATTGCGCCCAGCTTCGCTCGGTGGATCGTGCCGACAGGCCAGCCGGACACGAAGCATATGCGTTTCTGCATCAGCAAAGACGCGATTTGCAATCGATTTTGCAGCCAAACGGATCTTATTCATCACTTTCGACAACGAGCAATGTCGAAAGTCGCCAAGTGCTCGAGTCTGATATTCACGACTTTTATCCTGATGCTGTTTGTCATTCACAAGCAGCTTGGGACATCCGTTGTAGCGCGAAATTGCGCCGTTTCTGTGCGGGACTTTTTGAGCAAGGGCACGGGGAACAAACTCTTGTTGACATGTGCAAAGCGGACCAGTTGCTGCCTTCGATAGAGCCGGTGCTGCGCGTTGGTGGCAACAACTTGCACGGTGATGCCACAGACGAAAACATTATCGGTCGTCGGCCGTCCAAGTGTACCTTGACACTGCCGACGTTTCATGTCAATCCCGCCTGGACCAGAGCACCACAGGTGATTGGCGCCTATCACTTGCACGCGTACAACAATACTTTACAAAAGCATTGGCAAGAGTATGTGCGCGACACTGCATCTGGTCAGGAGAATTGCGATCGTGTGCAACAGCGGTGGCTGACACGACTGCGCAAGGAATTTGTGGCGACGGCGCGCAAAATTGTGCTTGGCAAACGTGCGACCAACAAAATGGTGCAAGACGCAGCATTTCACAGCAAAAAAGCGTCTGTGCCGGATCGCGAAGCCGTCAAAAAAACCAATCAAGCCAAACAACAGCCGTCTTTGTCCGACAGTGCGGCCAAGCAGCCGGTGGAAGCTGTGCGGCCGCTGCAAGCAGGCTATGAGGCGTTGGTGTGCGTGGGCTCCGCAACTGTCTCTACGGCCACCAAAGACGATGGGAAGAAATATGGCGAAAACGCCGCTCCGATTGTGGGTTACATCAATGTCGTGCCGTCTTTTGTGGACTACTATCCACACTTTTTTGCATACAAGCGCTCGAAATGGGCACAGGCAAGCGGTGACTGTGTGACGGCGTCGATGGAAGACGATGACTTCACGCGCTGTCTATTCGAAAGCTGTTCTATCGCCGTGCCACTGCGTGCTGGTCAAACTTTGATTTTGGACCGAAGAATGCCGCGCTGGATTAGCCAAGATCTGTCTGCAAACAAGTCGGATATGTTGTTGCTGCCTGTTGCCTATCGACACCAGCAGATGACTCTGGCTGGGTCGCAGCAAAAACAACCTGGCAACCTGTTGCTGCAGGCTGCGCGCTTCGCTCAGCTGTGTCCGGTTGAGTTGGCGCTGCACGCCACATATCAACAGAGCATTCTACACGGCATCGTTTATACCAGCCTGCCGCACTTGACAGGATCGGTGCATTTTGCGCGCAGCACAAAAAAGACCGCGCTCGACTTGAAACACAAGCGGGCAGCTGCTTACAATGCTTGGAAAGCAGCAGTTGGCGAAAATAGTTTCGACCGCAAGCATTTGTACAGTCCGCCGAAATTGCCCGCATTCTTGTGTCGTTTATTGTGTGGCGAGTCTGCGCAAATAGCACATCTGGACGGCGAAACCGAACGTTTGACCCGTGCGGTGTCTTCGAGCAACGATCGAAAAAGTGGATTTGGTGGCAAAAAGCGCAAGCGTTTGTCAGCCAGCAGCGGGCGCAAATCGCGTCAGCGTATCGGTGCCGGGAACGGTTACATCGAGCGTGAGATGCCGACTCTGAGCACTGCCCAGCGCGATAAGGCCGGTTTTGACAGCCTCGATGCATTGACTACAACAATCGATTGCGGTTCGCAACAGCAGCGGAACGACTTGCAGCAGTTTCTTTATCATGGCGGACCGTCTTTTTCGGAAAGCTTGTCTGCAACAACGCCGCAAACTCCGCCCGATCAAATGGACAATGTGTTCGACTCGGACTTTGCG